GAGGAGTTCACCAGCCGCAGCAGCGCCGGGGCGGGCTTCAAGCAGGGACTGCAGGGCTATGTCGATGAGATTGGCAACATGCGCGACGCCGTGGGCCAACTCACCACCAAATCCATTGGCGGCCTTGAGGACAGCCTCACCGAACTCGCCACCACCGGCACCACCAACTTCAAGGCCTTCGCCGCATCAGTGCTGGCTGACACCAGCCGAATGATCATCCGGCAGGTGGTGCTCGGGACGATCATGCAGGCGATCGGCGGCATCCTCACCCCCTCCCAAGGGGGCTATGGTTTCGCGTCGCCCCGATCACTGGGCAGCTATGCCGGTGGCGGCTACACCGGCAATGGCGCCAGGTCCGGCGGCCTCGACGGGCAGGGCGGCTTCATGGCGATGCTGCACCCGCGGGAAACGGTCACCGACCACATGCGGAGTGGCCCAGCCATCCGCCGCGGCGGCAGCGGGGCCACCTCCTACCCAGCGATCCCTGGCATCCCTGTCGGTGGTGCCGATGGAGCGATGGGCGACCCCGGCGTGATTGGCGCCACTGGCGCGGCGCTGCCTGGCTCCAGCTCCAGCAGCAGCAGCAGTAGGTTTGAGCGCACTGATGCGGTGATCACCCGGATGGTGCAGGCCGCCAACCAAGAATCAGCCGCCAAGGCCACAGCGGCTGCTGCTGCCAGCGGCGGCAGCACAACGCGTATTCAGCTGGAGACCACGCGCATCAACAGCGTTGACTACGTGACCGTGGAGCAAGCCCAAGGCATCGCCAACAGCGCCGCCAACCGTTCAACCGCACGGCAGCAGCGGGCGCTCCAGGCCTCCCCAGCAGCCCGCAGGAGCGTGGGGATCTGATGGATCACGACATTGCCGAAGGCGTCTACGTGCAGTTTCTAACCCGTGATGGCGCCCCCACTGGCTATGCGTTCCAGCAGTTTCACGTTGGCCAGACACGAACCCATGGTGGAGTGAGTTATCTATTCGGTGGATTTGAATATACCGGCGCCACGGTTGATCTTGGCTTTCCGAATGCCGAGGCGCTATTGGTGTTCCAAGCCAACGTGCTGGGGCTGAATATCTGGAAGCAAGCAGCCGATGATTTGTGGATTGCCAAGGTGCGCACGGTCTGGCTGGATGCTGTCACCCTGAATGAAACCAGTGTACAGATGATTGACACTTATGCTGTGACTGGCTTCACCCATGACGAGCAGCAGGTGAGCGTGATGCTGGGCAGTCCGTTGGATGCAATCGGCGGCGATTGGCCCCGGCGGGTGCTGACCCAGGCCATGGTCGGCGCCTTGCCGCCCAGCGCTGATGTGAGGTTCTGATGCTCGGCAAACGTCACTCCAGGCTGCTGCTGCCGATCGACCGGCAGATCATCGAGGCCGTTGGGTTCACCGAGGATGAATACCTGGAGTATTTGCGGCTGCAGGAGCAGCTAAGCCGCACCAGGCCAGCATCCGGCCCGGTGGCGCTGTTGATCATCCCGTTGCTAATCAGCGTGGCAATCAGCGCCGCGCTGTCAGCCGCCGCCTACCTGCTCACCCCACGCCTCAAGCGCCCTGGCAGACCTGGTGAGCTGCGCCAGAACGATCAGCAGGGCCTGCGGCTGGTTGATCGCTCAGAGTTCGGGGCCAAGGCCGGGATTAACAGCAGTCAGGACGTGGTGGAGCTGGGGTCCACCGTGCCTGTTGTCTGGGCCAATCGTGAAACCATTGACGGTGTGACCTATGGCGGCGTGCGGGTGAACTGTCCCCTGCTGTGGTCGCAGATGGTCAGCCTGGGCGGATCCCAGATGCTGCGGGCGGTCTACCTGCTGGGCGAAGCACCGATCACCGGGATTGATGCCAGCCAATTTGCTTTCGGGGAAAACCTGCTGAGCAGCTACGACCTGGGTGCAGCGGGTGACAGCAGCGCCAGGATCACGATCTACCACCGGCCCGGTGGCGGCAGGATCCGCGCCACCGATCGCATTGATGGTCGCCTGGCCGCCAACGACCCCGGCAACGCAGAGGCCACTGGCGCCGCCGATGTATTTCAGGTGCGTGGCCTGAACAACGAGTGGGTGCCAGCCACCTGTTACAGCTACTCCCCCAGCAGTCAGACCACCTTCGGGGTCTACGCGCCGATCGGCAACGGTCTGGCGTTCAGGCTCAACCCATCGATGCGGCCCGCCACCGCGCCAAACATCGTCCAGGCGTCGAGCTATTGGAGTTCCCGTGGATACTCCCAGATCCAGTGCTCACCGGACAACTCGGCGCTGGTGCAGCGCCAGAAAAACGACTCGATCAGTCAGAGCCGTGGCGGCCTGGTGGCGCTGCGTCGCGGCGGCTCAACCATCACCAGCACCAGCCTGTTAGTAGGTGATGAGGTGGACTACACGCTGAGCGCCTCCACTTCGGCCAGCGAATTGTTCACCAGCGGCAGCTACTCAGAGCCCAAAGGCGATATCGCCACCGCCGTGGCTGGCCGCCAGCGCCAATGGGATGACTCCATCGTGGTGGGGGAAACCTACCGAATCGGCTCAGCAGTTGCAGTGTGCAAGTCGCGCACGCCATCAGATGATGTGTTCCGCTCTGATGTGCAAAGCCAGCCGATCGGCGGCGGTGTCTCCATCACGGCCACATTCACGATCGTTGCCAATGGGTCTTGCGACTTCCCCACCACCAGCGGCGCCAGGTGCGGCACGGCAGCGCCTCACATCATGAGGATGGCCAGGGCAACGATTGCAGTTCCCCAGCCTGCGCAAGTTATCGAGATCGGCGGCAAATCCGTGGTCGGAATCCGGGTATCTGGCTTCTGCAACATCAAGGACTCGCCCAGCTACTACCGAATTGATCTCAATGCCTGCCTGATCTACGAGAGCCAGTTGCTGCCGCCACGGCAGACCCTTGACACAACAAACTTTCAGTCCGGCTCAATCACTCAGATTGAAACCCGCTTCAGCTTCTGGCGCCTGCGGTATCGCATTGCAGGCAGCTCAGTGGATTGGTCCCAGTTTCCGCAGCTATTCGGCGTGTCGGGGAGCACGCAACAGCAGCAGTATTGGTTCAACCGAATCGAGTTCCCCTCGCGTCAGCGCTGGGAGGTGGAGTATCAGCCGGTGAGCGGCTGGGAGATTCGTAACAACGTCGCCACTGGTGAGCTGGTGGTGATTGACGCCAGGATCTCCACCATGCTCGCCCTGACCGATGGCAGCGCCGTGGTGCGGGTGCCAGGCAGCTTCTTGAACCGTCAGCAGTCTGAATTCCAGATGCCATGCACAATCCCTGCGGTTGGCGACATTGGCATCCCCTACATCGATGGCAGCAACATCGTGGACGACTGGGGGCGGCTGGCCGAGCAGTTCGTCTACGAGGAGTTCACCGCGAGCTGCAGCAGCCCAGAGCACGAGATCACCTATATCAATGTCATCGATATTCCACCGACCCCACCCACCTACGACAACCTGGCCCTGGTCGGCATCAACATCCGAAGCGGCTCAGAGTCAACTCAACTTGGACAGCTCAGCGCCTATGTGAATCAGGCCATGGCCGCCTCGCACTCGTTCCCCGATCTGCTGGCCAACGGGCTCACCAGCGAGCGATATGGGGTCGGTTCCATTCTCTCCCCGCTCCAGGTGGATTCGGCATCGTTCGCCTCTGCGACGACCTGGACCCGCAATCGCCGCTACTTCTGGGACGGTACGCTGCCGAAGCCGGTCAATATCCGCGAATGGGGCAACGACACAGCGGCTCTATTCCTGCTCGATCTGGTGACCCGCAACGGCGTCAGCTATTTGCAGCCTGCAGTGCTGTTTGACGAGGCCGAGCCGATCACCGGCTTTTTCAACGGCGGCAACATCCTTGGCCCCAAGGGCGGCCCTGAGGGCGGCCCTGATGCTCAGGGATCATTCAAGCTCAGCTACTTCCCCCAGCAAGACCGGCAGCGGATCCGGGTGAGCGTGAAGTGGCGGGAAGAACGGGCCGCCGTTGGGGATGGCAGCAACCGAGGCCTGTTTCCGGTGATCCGCGAGGTGACGGTCCGCGAGGCTGGCACCAGCGGGGCGGCGCCAATCGAGAGCATTGACATGAGCGAGTTCTGCACTTCAGAGCGCCATGCCATTGACGTGGCCAAGCTCAAGTGTCGCCTAAAGCGGCTCTCTACCCATCAGGTGACGTTCTCCACCGTCCCCCAGCAGGCCACACTTTCACCGGCCCGGTGCTTCCGGTTGGCGATGGAAACCGTCGCCTATGCCAAGCCCCGCAATGGCGCCATCCTGGCCGATGGCACGATCCTGGCAAGTGATCCGCTCAGCGATGGCACCTATTCGGTGATGCTGTGGGATGGAGTCGGCGGGATCCAGGAAACAACGATCACGATCACAGGCGGCACGGCTGTGAGCCAGCCGCAAGCCGTGTTCACGATTGCGGAGCTGGCCGCAAAGGAGCAGACCTACAAGGTGCAGTCGATGGCCTTCAACGATGAGGGAAATATCGATGTGACCGCGCTGCACTGGCCCACCAATACCAGCGGCTACAGCACGATTTCAACCGGCTGGGACGTTTCAGGTAACTGGGTCATTGAGGGCGCGGTTGGCTCCACCGACGCACCAGGCACCATCGCCCCAACATTCACAGGCGCCACGATCGTCGGTCCCTCCACCCTGACCGTTGGGGTGGCGGCCACCTACTCGGCGGTGGTGTCTGGCACTGGCACCGGCTACAGCTATGTCTGGAGCGGCACGGGCCTGTCGTTCGGCAGCTCCACAGCAGCGGTCACGACAATTACCGCCACCAGCGCTGGGGCCAAGACGGCGAGCTGCGCCGTGACCCGCAGCGGGGTCACGATCACGGCGACCCAGGCAGTCTTTGCGGCAGCGGTATCGGGGTCCACCACGATCGGCACCGTCACGATCAGCGGCGCCACCACCGGCACCAGTCCATTCGCCACCACCTTCACCGCGGCGATCACCGGTGCCGCCGCCGACCTTGCCTACAGCTGGTCGGTGCCGGTGGTTCCTTCGGGCGGCTCTGTTGCGTTCGTCACCACGAACGGATCCACCGCAGCCGCCACCTTCAGCGCTACTGGGACTTACGTTTTGCAATGCCGAGTCAGCAGCTCAGCAGCCACGGACCGCGCCATTGATGCTCCCGTGACATTCACTGTCAGCACCGACACCTGCAACGCCACCGCCCATGGTTTGGCGGCGGACGATGAGATCACCTTCAGCGTCGCCCCTGGCACTGCTGGCGCCCTGCCTGTGGGCCTGCTGGAGCGCACCCCCTACTACGTGCGTTCCGGTGGCCTCACCACCAGCGCGTTCACCGTGGCGACAGCGCCAGGTGGGGCAGCGATCGACCTGAGCGGTACGGCATCCGGCTCCTACCGGGTGCTCAGACTGGGGAGGACGGACCTGCATACGGTGGTGATCTCGTGAGCGTGAATTTCCCCGCAATCCGCCCGGCGAATCGTGAGTACGTGCCCCCGGCTGTGCCCG